CCAGCGAATAAGGGCGTAAAACCCTGTTTTTGTGCATTATTATAAATAGAACAACTAACCTTGAGGATTTAAAATGGAAGGCTTTAAAACACTAGCTAAGGGCGTTAAGTGCTACAAAGAGGGCGGCTCTGTCTATAAGTCTCGCCATTCTGAAAAACGCGAGATGAGCGAAGACATCGCCCAGGACAAGAAGGTTGTCAAGAAGGCGTTTGCCATGCACGACAAGCAAGAGCACCACGGCGAAAAGACTGACCTGTCTAAACTCAAAAAAGGCGGCCGTGCTAAAAAGTGTGGCGGCGGTACAGTAAACCGTTACAAAGCCGGTGGCGAAGTGACTAACGTATACGAAGCTAAGAAATCCTCTGGTGACAAAGATAACATTCGCAAGACAAAATTAATTAAACCCGCTAAAGCTGATGCTCCTAGTGCACCGATTGATAAACTCAAAGGCATACCAATGGAGTTTAAAAAGGGTGGCAAGATTAAAAAGTACAGCGGCGAAGAAGGTAGCTATGTAACCAAAGCTGTTGACGAAATGTACAAGTATGCTGTTCCAGAGTTTGTTAGATCTGCAGCAACATCACTTAAAAACAACGTCATGGGCACACCAGAGCAAAACCGTATTGCTAAAGAAGACATTGACAAACAAGCAGCCAAGGGCTCTAAGCTCGCTAAATTCTTTGGTGGCAAGGCTGACGCTGAGTCTGCCCCTGTTGCTAAATGCGGCGGCGGCAAAATGAAACGCGGCGGGAAAGTCTGCTAATGCCAATCAAGTCTAAAGCACAACTGGGTGCCATGTATGCGGCAGCCGAAGGTAAGTCTACCATCGGCATTCCTAAAAAAGTTGGTAAGGAGTTTGTCAAAGCTGGTAAAGCTAAACCAAACCTGCCACAAAAAGTACAAAAGCGAGCCGCTGGCCGCGGAAGGTAATCTGTGGCATACTCTGGCACATACAACCAAACTAAAGTCAACGTTGATCAACTGATCTCGTATGCGTACCGTGACGCAGGGAAAACCTCGGAAGAGATGACCCCTGAGTACGTACAAGCTGGTAAGCAGGCGCTGTTCTACATACTACAAAATTCTGTAAACCGTGGTATTAATATTTGGTTACAAGAAATTGTAGTACTGGGTGCTCAAACAAACCAACAAGTTCTTCCGATGCCAGCCAACTGTGTTGATGTATTGGAAGCCAACTGGATCTACATTGTTAACCCAACATTTACATCTGCTCTTCCTGTAAGCAATCCAGATGTATATCTTTTGTTTGATCAATCAGCTAATGCTGATCTCAACGAACACGCAACAACCACACTGTTAGCTAACTACTTTGGTGCGGCGTACTCACAAGCAACAAGGTTATATTATGTTGGCTTTAATGCTTATGCCCCCGGTGGCAGTGCTACTTATGATTTAGATTTTCAAGTAAGTGATGACGGTATTACATGGACTACTTGGGAATCATTCCCATCAGTAACTCTTGCTGATCGTCAGTGGCAGTACTACGGCATTAACACCACACAAGCGTTTAATTACTATCGCTTAAACAACCGCACCGCTGGCTCTACTATGTCATTGCGTGCACTTCAATTTGCTCAATCACAGCAAGTTATTCCTATGGCAAGACTTAATCGTACCGATTATTTCTCACTGCCTAACAAACAATTTCCAAGTCAACGTTCACTGCAGTACTGGTTTAATCGCCAGATCGACCCAGAGATGTATCTATGGCCTGTGCCTAACAACAACTTCCAGGCGTTCTCTATGATCCTGGAATGCCAGCCACAAGACGTTGGCTCGTTGACTGATGACTTGTACATGCCAGATCGTGCACTAAATTATTTTCAATCAGCTTTATCTCACCGTTTAGCGATGCAGCTTCCTGGTGTTGACATGGCGCGCATTCAGTATTTAGAAGCACAGGCATTAAATGCACGTCAACAATTTGAAGACGAAGATCGTGATAAGTCACCTATTTACTTCCAACCTAACATTAGCTACTACACACGATGACCGCATACGTACAAACCTACGATAACTTGGTACTGGATGTTCAGCAGTACATGGAACGTGACGACCCCGATTTTGTGGCAATGATCCCAACCTTAATTGGTTTGGCTGAGTCTGCTATTGCCGCTGAGTTAAAGACATTGTTGCAGTTAGTTGTAGTGGAGACTACCCTTACTGCTACTGATCCTGTGTTATTAAAACCAACACGCTGGAGAAAAACTGTCTCCATGAAAATTAATGGTAACCCAGTGGTCATGCGTTCACAAGATTACATTGCACAGTATAATTCTGAATCTGCTCTTGGTCAGCCAAAGTTTTACGCTGAGTATGATTATAACAACTGGAACTTTGCACCAGCACCAGATGATGATTACCCCGTAGAAATTATCTACTACAGCTTAGTGCAACCATTGGATTCAACCAATCAAACAAATCTGTTTACACAGATTGCCCCACAGGCGATGCTGTTTGGCACTTTGTTGCAAGCACAAGGCTACTTAAAAGCATTAGACAAGTTGCCAGTATGGAAATCATACTACACAGATTGCCTTGCTGCGCTCAAGAAAGAAGACAACTCACGTCGTATTGACCGCAATACTACAGTACAGGAACCTTAATAAATGCCGTCATACGTATCGCCATTTACCGGTGACGTTATCCAGCAGACGGATGTCACATATTACGCGTTAGACTTTAGCGAAGACACGCAATTATACTGGCCTGCTGTTCTTAATGGTGTACAAGTCCCCGCCTCACGCATTATGGACTGCACACCAGATGGTGCAAACTTAACCGTATTCTTACCAAACGCCTCACAAGGCTCTAATGGTATTGACATTCTGTTCCGTAATTTTGGTACAGAGACATTCTTTATTGCCCAATTTGGTGGCTCTGGATCGTCATCCATTGCGCCGGGCGAATCTAAATATTACTACCTATCAGACAACAGTACCGACGCCGGTATTTGGCAAAATGTCACCTTTGGTACTGGCACATCTGCGGCGGACGCTGCATCATTGGCCGGCGCTGGTCTTGCTGCTATTAGTGGTCAATTAGCAGTAACTCAAGCACCAATTACTTCTAGCTCTGCTCCAACCATTACTGATGCAAGCCGCGCCAATACATTTGTCTGGACTGGTGGCAACGGTGTATTTACTATACCTTTGGCTTCAACACTTTCTGCTGGTTGGTGGATTGGATTTAGAAATAACGGAACAGGTACATTAGTTTTAACTCCATCTGTTGGTGAACTCATTAACAAATTGGTTAACGTCAGTGTGCCACCAAATGGATCTGGCTTTATATTTTATCAGCAATCCACTGGTGAATTTTACACCATTGGTTTGCAGACACCGTCAAACGTTACGTTTACATCTGCGGTATACGACGTAGATAATATTGTTGGACCAACATTTAGCCTTGTTAGTTTTGCTCCCGTTATTCAGACCTATGTGTCACTATCTGGCACACGTACAACAGGTTTAGAGGTAATACTGCCGTCTACCACAGCGCTGTACATTTTAATTAATGATACAACAACCGCACTGTACGACATATCGTTTAGCATTTCTGGGTCTATGGCAACGCCTACCGTATTGGCTCCAGGGAGTATTATTACTGCATTGTCAGACGGTAATCAGCTTATTATCCTTTCACAAAGCTCAGCCGTTTACTTTTACGGAGCAGATGGTTCTGCCGCACTTCCTACTTTTTCGTTTTTAAATGATACCTCAACCGGTATGTACTTAGATGCCGTTGGTTCTTTAGGATTAACAGCAAACGGCGCAAACATTTTAACATTAGATAATACCATTCCAAGCTCACCGTTAATTTCAACTACTGCTGACATTACAACTAGCGCAACAATTACCGCCGAAGGTGGTATCTCGGGCGGTACATTCTAATGGCACAACAACAAGAATCCGGAACATCACAAGAACAGTACAACCTAGTTTATACACTAGGTGTACAGGCTGGTATTAAACGCGACGGTACTAAGTTTGAGTCACGTGAATATCAAGACGGCGTGTGGTGCAGATTTCAACGTGGCACACCTAAGAAAATGGGCGGCTACCGCGAGATCTTTGGTACGTTTACTGGCATACCCCGTGGTATGGTTATTAGCCCGTACAACGGCGTAAACTACATCTTTACTGGCAATCGTTATGGCATTGACGTATTCATTACAGGTAACACAATTGGTGTAGGCTCGGGCCCATACATTGCAAACATTTTGCCGGGTTACTCACAGTTTGCAATATCTAGCAACACTACTAATGATTTTGTAATCACTAGTACTGGTAGTCCAATTGTAGATTACACCTCCGTATTTCCAGCTGGCACTAAAGTAATATTTGACCAAACAAATCCAGCTGTTGTATTTAACGTAACAGGCTCAACATTTAGCTCACCAGATACTACTGTAACAGTTACCGAAACAATTACCGGAACTGTTACAGATGCCTGGTTATATAACACATATTATCAAGCAGATGCCCGTAACTTATGGCAGTTTGACTTACAATACTCACCAGCTGGCGGCGCATTAAAAGTACTAGCACACCCTGGTTTAAACCTAACCAACATCGACAATGCTGAAGAAACTCAAGTTTTATATGGGGATATTATTCCTGCCACTCCAGGTGTTTGGAACTTCTATGGTTTGTCTGACAGCACGGGACAAAACCCAACCTATAGACCTATTAGTGTAAATGGTGGTGTATGTGTGTTGTACCCATACATATTTGTGTATGGAGACAATGGATACATTGCAAACAACCACGTTGAAACAGCATACGGTACACAAACATTAACCGACTGGAATGGACCGACAGCCAACCAGATCAATATGTCGTCTTCCAAGGTTATTAAAGGTATTCCGGTTCGAGGTGGTACAAACTCACCATCTGGTTTGTTCTGGGCCACTGACTCACTTATTCGTGTATCGTTTGTAGGATCTGCTCCTCTTTACTGGCGTTATGATATTATTTCTAGCCAGATCTCTACCATGTCATCGTCTTGTTTTGTTGAGATGGACGGTGTGTACTACTGGCTTGGCGTTGACCGTTTCTATCAATACAACGGTGTGGTTAGCGTTCTGCCTAATGATAAAAATGTAAACTGGCTGTTTGATAACGTTAACTTTGAACAACGCCAAAAAGTATGGGCCACTAAAGTACCACGCTACAACGAGATCTGGTTCTTTTATCCTCGTGGCTCGGCCACAGAAGTAACTGACGCTATTATTTATAACGTTAAAGACAAGATCTGGTATGACGCCGGTCAGGCTGCTGGTGCTCGTCGTTCATG